TTCTCCCAAGAGGTCGAAAAATATCGTCGACCCCGGGGGGGATCTCAGCTGACGATCGCTTCGTGAAGTCCTTCGTCAATCTCGATCCCGTTCTTCCTCGCTGTTCTGACGAGAAGATCCCAGCCCTTTTCAGTAAGTTTCCTTCCTGTCCTGTCGTGCAGCTTGTTGTGAGTGTCCCTCGATAAAGAGATCAGGTTCCACGGCTCGTATCTGTACTCCGGGAAGTATTCTCTAGGAAAGATATGATGAACAGTATTCGCCTCGATCCTCTTTCCGTACCGCGTCAGCTCCTGGTCGAGATAATTGTCACGAGCCAGGATGAACGCCCGGAGATCTTCCCATCTCTTATCATTGAGACCGAACTTCCTGTCATTCATCGTAGGGTTCCTGCATCAGCTCCTCAGCTTCTTCCAAAGTCAGAGGGCAATCCTCGATTTCGTCATCGTCATTCCTTCCGAAGATGATCGCGCTGCCGATGATATCGATCCATGATTTCTTCACCGTCGGTACGACCATCAGTGTGAAGTTGTAATCTTTCTGACGCAGCACCGCAGTCTCATCTCTGAAGATGACGATTTTCTTGTCATCCTCAGTTCTTACCTGCAGAGCTTCGGGCTTTCCTCCGAGCTTCGCATCCAGGAACATGAGGCTGTTACTGAGATACTCGACCGTTGGATCCTCGCCAGGCTTTTTAAATATCGCCTTGTACTTTTTCACTGTCGTTCCTCACTTTCAGGCATGAAAAAAGGAAGGACCTCGCGATCCTTCCTCAGTTTTACTACTAGCATAATATCACAACTAAATGTGTCACGGTGTGTCAACTTTTGTCAAATTGCGAAAAAATTTCTCATCAATGACCATGTGGCCGACATGGCCGAGCTTCACATCAAGGTCAGCGTGTATCTTATAGCCGAGCTGTCTCGCTCTCCAGCAGAAGGACAGATCCTCACCAACCTTCCCGATCGGAGAGAATGCGTCTCCGAAATAGTTCAGTACATCGAACAGAACCTGTGTCTTCATTAGTACACACCCGAAACCTATTCCTTCGACCTCGTGGATTCCGGTGAGCTCTCCGTCATAGAACTCTTGCTTCCCGATACCGTCTTCAATATCCAGCTTCTTGAACAGGACCGGCTTGTACGGCGAAACTCGCTGGAAGTAAAGTCCGGACACGATATCGAGCTCACCCATGGTGATGTCGCTCAGGAGCCGGACGATCGTGTCAACCGGAAGGATCATGTCTGAATCGAACCACATGACCAGATCGGAGCCGATGTCGACTGCAGTTCTCGCGATCTTATTCCTGGCATCATAGATCAGCGAGCCTTCCAGGAAGAGCATGGAACAGAGCTCCGGCTTCTTGATCGTCGTCATCGATGCAGCGAAGCCTGTCGCGACCTGCGATCCGCAGGGAACAGCTATCAAAATCTTCTTCATGTCTCTTTCCTCCCCGGATATATTCTGATCTCATCGATCGCGTAATATGAAGCCATGCGGTCAAGGTTCTCAATACTGATCGACTTGACTCCCCTCTCCATTCTGGAAAGCGTCTCCGGTAACATATCCATTGACCGCGCCGCGTCTGCCTGGGTGAGATTGTGCGAAAGCCTGATGTCCTTCAGGAGCTTCCCGGCGGTCTTCGGGTTATCGATCTCAAGTATTATCATCCTCTTCTTCCTCGCTTTCAAAATCTTTTCGGTAAAGCGGCTTCCCCGTCTTGAAATCCCAACCTAGAACCCTGATCTCATCCATCAGATCATTCCATTCTTTCGCCTTGTATTCCGGGAATAAAGTGAGGTATGCCACGTTACATTTCAGATCCCCGTCTTCACCAAACTGTTTTTCTTGCTTCTCGATAACTGTGAGTGAGAGCAGTTTTTCAACTCTCGCCAGCCTTTCGTTCAGGTCTTTCAATACATCAATCAAATTCATTCCCCTTCACCGCCTTTCATAATGACAATATAATTCAGATGGGTGTGAAGGATTCATACACACACCTGTTGCATCAATATATATACAATCGTCACGAAAACATAAGCACTCGGGTATATCATCATTTAATTCCAAACCGTCATTCTCATCTTCACTTTTTATCTTTTTACCACACATAGGACAAAACGGGGATTGCCAACTATTTTCTTCATTACAATAAGGGCAAATGTAATGCGGATAATTACCATAATCAATTTCTTTTTTCCATTTCCTTGTTTTTTCATTATCATCACCGCCTTTCATCTTCTTGTGGATCTTCCGCTTTTCGTATGTCACTTCTGCCCAAAGGTACGACTTATCGGTTATCTCGATACGGTTAGAATGTTCGCCACCCCACGGATCGCGATATGTATTCCATCCCCATATCGTAGTATAGGGCAGCTTTGAAGCATAGCTTAGTTTATGGTTATGCAACTTTATAACCAAATAATCTCCGTCTTTCTTAGGTGGATTATTGACACATGATCTCCACCTGGATATCTTAATCATCTTACATCCCTCCTCGGCTTGTCTTTATTGATCCAGCTGATCATTACTAAGGTCAGACAGATCATGGCCGTGATAATAATCGCTTTCATTTTCAATCACCTCCATTTGATCGTTATTTCGTCCATTCCGAGAGCATCAGCGATCATGATGACCTTATCCAGTCCCGGGAATGTCGAGCCTTTATGAATCTCGTTAAAGATCTTGCGATTGACTCCGGAGAGCCTCGCGATCTTCGACGGGTTACTTTCCAGACAGCACATCGCGTCCCTGATCTGGCTGTCGAGATCCTCGAGCCCTGCGAGTGTCGTCTGATTCAAAATCTTATGGTTTGCCATATTCGTTCTCCTTGATGAATGGATAGATGTGTTCGAGAGCTCTGTTGTATATCCGGTGAGCCGTACTGACGGAGATCCTCTTTTCCTTCTCGATCTGGTTCCAGTTCTTGAAGTTGATATGCCTGGCATAAAGGATCTCCCTCTCGTAGCCGTCGGCCAGCTTATCGATCATCTCGCAGCGTTCCCTCTCTGCCCTGCCGATCTTCTCTTTCAGCTTCTCGACTGCGGCGACGGCCATCGCGTAATTCAGGAGCCTCTCTTCCTGTGAGCTCGTGCTCGCATTCTGAATCTTGTCTTTACTGTAGTCGATGGCCCCGTCATCGGGCTTGAGCCGCTCGGCTCGCTCCTGCTTTTCCTTCAGCTCGCCTTTACTCATCCGGTAGAGCTCATTGAGCCAGAGCTTCGCTTCCTGCTGGATCCTCTTCCTGGATTCAGACTCTCTCTGAATCTCGCTCATGTTAATCTTCATCGTCATCCCCCTCGAATAGATCTATGATCAGAGTATCGATGACCGCCTGGTCTTCCGGCGAGGTCGGATGAGTACGTTCGTACTCTTCCTGGTCACGGACCGTCTTCCTGTGAGCTGCGACCAGAAGAGCTCTGTGAAACTCATCGGTTGTCGGAAAGAACCGGTTTCTGTCCGTCCAGATCTGAGCTGCTTCGTTCATGAGCTCCTCGTCCTGGTCTCCGAACTTCGTCATCCAGTTATCGATAAACGAGGAATTGTCGAAGATCTTCGTCTTGAATCCCGGATAGACCTTAATCAGTCGGTTTAAAAAACGGCTCATCGTCTTCCGTGTCATTTGCATTGAACTTTCCTCCCTTCGTGTTTTCCTTCTCCGGGTAGATACCCTGCCATCCCCTCTCGACTGCCAGATTGAACAGATCGGTCATTTTGGCAGGATCTCCATCGGATAACTTATGTGCTTTCTTGATATTGAGAGTGATCGCCCGATCGGTCAGAGGCTTCTTCATCTTCTTCCGGTGATCGATAAATCCGAGAATGCTCTCCATCAGGTTCGGGTAGGATGGAAGAGAAAGAGAGACCAGAGTTTCAGCTGCGATCTCATCCAGCGAACGCGAGTGAGCGACTTGTGATTTCTTGTTATATCTCTCTTTATATCTCTCGTTATATCTCTTATTACCTATTAAGGGTTCCGACATTTTGTCGGATTCAATCCGACATTTTGTCGTGTCAATTCCGACATTTTGTCGTGTCAATTCCGACATTTTGTCGTAACGACTTTTTGTCGTAACGACAAATTGTCGTGACGAATTTGCAGTAGATCCACTGATTGAATCAACGAGTCCCAGATCACGAAGCCGACGAAGAGCTCGACCGACCTGATCAAGACAGATGCCGGTATTCTCGCTGATGTATTTCTGACCGCGGACCGTGTGATTTCGCTCGTTCATGGTGTATAGGAAAGCATAGACCATCAGATCGGCACCTTTGAGACCCATGTCAATCATCCATTTATAAACCTTGATAAATAACTCACTCATCTTCCAGCTCCTCGATTAAAATCTTCAGGCACCCCTTTCCGACAGGAACGGCCTTCTTACAGGTCTGTTTCACGGCGACCTGAGCGTCATCCTTCCAGAACCCAAGGTCGGTCATGATATCCAGCAGACCTTTCTCAAGGTTGTCGAGGTCAGGCCGAGTGATCTTCCACGCAGCCTTTTTCTGACTCTTCAGCTCGAAGGCCCACTCGATCATCAGATGGATCGGCCCGGTCAGAGGCTGAGCAGGAGCGCACTTCTTGATCTTGTACGCGATCTCCTGCTTCGCCAGTCTGACGTTAGCCTTTTCATAGTGATGAATACGGCCCCTGATGACGGTCTCCCCTTTCTGCTGGGCAGTGGCTGTCGGCGGATTCCCGGGAATGTCGATCTCAATCCTCATAATTCAAACGGGAGCTGACCGTACTGCTCGAGATCGGAGATAGACACATTCTGCATCGGCGGCTTAGGTCTCATATCGGCCACTGTCGGAGCAGGAGCTGCAGGAGCTGCTACGGGTGCCGGAGCAACAGGAGCCGTCGGCATAGGCGGAGCGATCTGAGGCTGAGCAGGAGTTGCTTCCTGCTTACTATCGACAAACTCCGCAGCATCAACGATTATCTCCGTCACATATCTTTTCTGGCCGTACTGGTCATCATAGTTCCTTGTCTGAATGGATCCAGTGACACCGATTCGAGATCCCTTCCTGAAATAGTTCCCGATAAACTGAGCCGTCTGTCTCCACGCGACGCAGTTGATGAAATCGGTCTGTCTCTGGCCGTTCTGGTCCTTGAATCTCCTGTCGACTGCAATCGTGAACTTGCAGCAGGGGATCTGATTCTGACTGACGGACATCTCCGGATCTTTCGTCAGCCTTCCAACTAAAACGCAAATATTCATTTTCTCATCCTCCAAAATAGATTTTCTTCAGCTTTCTCTTTCGCGATCGCGAAGGTGTCGAGCCCTGAATAAAGAACTCTGGTCCCGTACAGGGTCGAAACCTTCACCTGATACCCGTCAGCTCTCTTCTCGATGATGTACGAAGCTCCCTTGAAGAGAACCGAAGAGAGCCAACAGGTCTCGCTCATCTGGTACCAGTCGATCATTTTTCCAACCTCGTCAGCTTCACGGTGTCCTTCTTTCCGGAAGACTTCTTCTCGATCGCTTTCAGGTACTTCTTGAACAGGCGCGGATGGTCATTTTCAAATGAATCCGCGTCGAACTCGAAGACCGTCTCTGTCGATGCAGCCTTTCCCGGAACGGCCGTGAACTTGCAGCCGAAACCGTCGAAAGACTTATATCCGGAAGCGAGGATCGCGGAGCAGAGCTTTCCTTCGATCTCTTTTCGTTCCTTTTCAACTTCTTTCAGCTGGTCTTCCTGAGCCTTCAGCTCACTGTACCTTTTAGCCAGGGAAGCTACATCCGCAGGCATCAGGTCTTCCTGTGTCAGAAACGGGTTCTCCCTGAGCTTCAGCAGATCCTGATAGAACATCTGAATGGCTGCCGTGATCTCGTCGAGAAGGTCCGTATAATCGGACAGTTTTATCTTAAATACCTGGAGCCTTTTGAAATCGAACTCCTCGCTCATATCGTCGGGCCTGGAATAGACAGCCAGGATGCCTTTCGGGCAGTTCAGCATCCTCATGTAGAACAGGAGCTGCACAAGATAGCTTTTGTATTCATCGACCGCGGTAAATATATGGGAAGTTGTCTTGATCTCCAATATCGTCTTCTTCGCGATGTTCTCACCGTCGGTATGAAGGCGGCAGTCGATGTCTCCGAGCTTGCAGTAGTGGCGGCCCTCATCGAACTGCCCGAACTTACTACTCAAGTAGTCGCGGATCTTTGGTTCCATAGTGTTGCCGTACTCCGTGTACTTGTTTCCCTCAAAGGTATCTTCGCGGATCTGGGCCTTCTCGAGCAGGAGCTGCCACCTCGTTTTGAACGAGCTGATGTTCATGATCGCCGGGAGATCTGAGCCGCCTATATATCGATAGCGGTCTATATTTACTGAATCCTGACTCACTGCTGCACCCTCCATTCAAGTGGTATCTGGTTGGCTGCCACGAGGTTTCTGACGGAATCCGTGACCTGGATAACCTGAGCGACTGACGGCTTCTTTGTGAGGCCGTATGCTGCGGCTACATAGGACGCGACCAGGTGGTTGTTCTTACAGAGGCCGAGGAAATCATCCATCACGGCTTTCTTCGTCGCCTCATCCTCGGCGACGGGCTCGGCTTCCACGTTGGTGAGCGGAACAGAGTCTGCGTCCTTGTTATCGTCCAGGAGCAGGAGACCGGCGAGAGCGTATTTTCTCGCGTATGAGCTCGCGGCTCCGGTGATCTGCATCTCGTCCATTCCTTTCTTCGTTTCCGGCTCCCTGGCATAAGCCGAAGCCGAGATGCGGCCTTCGCGATCGGTACTGAGAGTCGCCGTGGCTTTTACATAGTTACGGCCGCCGACCTCAACGATCTCGTCGGAGCAGGTGATGAAAGCCTTGAACTCTTTCAGAGCCGGCTTCACGGCTTCCATGATGTCTTCGGCTGATCTATAGGAATACTTACCGAAAGAGTTATACTGACCCTTCGGTGCCTTGACTGACTGCTGGATCTTACCCAGGATCTCGTAAATTGATAAAGGCTCCTCACTCATGTGTTCTTTCCTCCCGTTCTCTCAAAAATGATCAATTCCTTGATGATCTGCATGTATTCGAACGGAGCTTTGTCTGCCAGCTCCCACGTCAGGTCGACGAACTGATCGACCGCGGACCTCGTTTCTTCTTCGAAGATGTCCGGAGAGATATCCTCGACAGATACCTGAACCGGTTCGGGTTCTTCCGTCTTCGCCTCGGCTTTCTTCGCGCTGGTCCAGGCGATTATCGTCTGGTATGAGAGAGCCGGCATCCTTCCGGCATTGAACCAGCTCCTGATCGTGGGAACGGTGCTCCCGGTGATCCTGCTGATCTTTTCGTAAATTTCGGACTCTTTCGAGTGACATCTCCTTCGGATCATCGGCCAGAGCTCATCCTTGTCAAACTCGATCATGGCTTTTCTTGACATAAATTCCTCCTATATCGTTAGTGTTACCACCCCGTGAAAAACTGATATAATTGAGGTGGAATGGTCCCTGTTCACATTTCTGTCGTTCCGTGATCCGGGACTCTGTTCTGTTTTGATCTCGTGGTCAGTGCTGCCTTTCGACCTTTTCCCATTTTGAAGGCATCGCTCCACGGGATCTTTCATTCTTCTTCATCTTCTTCGTTGTATTCTTCAATATCGTCTGATCCGCACTCCGGGCAGACGAAACAGGTGGCTGTGTGGTGATCGACGAAAAGGCCGCCG